AGCCTAATACCGCACTAATGGAAACCAATTTATTTCTTATTAATTCAGCATCCACTGGAACTGTTGTAAAAAGAAATACATGAGCTCCTCCACTTTTGGATCTTGTTGTTACGAGAGGAAGATTTAATAATTTTATTTTATTTGTAAGTTTTGAATGATCAAATCCTGCGTAGCTATCAATGTCAATACAACCCCATTTACATTTATTATCTTCATTAATAGGAATAATTCCTAGACTAGGTTCAATTCCATTTAAATGGTTGTCCCATAATTGATCTGTGACAGGTTCACGTTTGACAAAAGATTGTCCTTTGACTTTGGTTCCATCTGCATTTTTCTTTTCAACATAGGTGCAACCATGAGCCCTTTGTAATCCTGAAAATATATTTTTAAATTTCTGTACCATATTTCTGTCGGGGCGGCTTAAGTCTCCCGCTACCGCCCCTTTTTCCAATCGAAAGGAATTAGTTAATACGGTGTTTTCTGTTCAGATTCTTCAGTTCCGTGTTTAACTTTAACTTCGCCTTTACTTAATCTAAGTGCGAAATTTTTAGCTATATCGTAAACTGATTTATCTGACACAGGACCTTTTTTAGACACATCCCATCCAAACCATGTTCCTTTGTCATTAGACATCTGAACAGTTTTTAGATTATAAATGTGGCTATATGTAGGCGGTGTGAACAAACCGTTTTTGCCCTGCATTTTAATTCCCATCATCAATGAGTTCCAGTTCTTGCTCACTTTTAATTGAGTAGATTTCATAGAAATCAAAGCAGTTGATGGAGAATCTCCTAGTACAACAACAAAATGATTTGCCGTGTTATCAATATAGTTACCATTTGGTAATCTATCCTTATTGCCTTTATCTCGAGAAGTCTTATTCAAGATATCACTTCCAGCATCATGTATTGCTACTGGAGCGCCTTGACCTTCTCCTCTATCCTGCCATTCTATATACTGACGTCTATAGAAAACGGGAATTACTTCAATACCTTTTTCACCATCACATAATTGTTTGGTAACAGTATTGAGAATCATGCCAGGTTGTGCACCATCGACATATTTTGCGTCTCTTTTATTTACTTCTGGAGACAGCTGTCCTAGTACTTTTAAGAAAGGTAAAGCTAAATCTTCTTGCTTTATATTCTGAGTACCAGCACCGGCATCAGCTTCAAATAAGTTTGTTGCTAATGCACCAGATTTTTTTTGAGTTACTTCTTGGTTCATGTTTCATGCTCCTTTGTTATTGTTTATTGGTTAATTTGGTATCATTCTCAATGTAGACACCAAAGAGGTCCAATGGCAGATCCTTACCTGCCTCGATACGCTCTTGGACTAGCGCTTTCAGGGTCCCGGTATGAACCGTCATCTTTTGTGTTGGTTCATATCCTTGACCCTTCGCAAGAACAACATAATTTGTTGCCTTGTTATCTTCGTTCTGACCGAAAGATACAGAAATTTCATTCTTTATTATATCTCCCAGTCCATTTTCACGAAGCCAGTTAAGAGCTTTCTCTCTATTCGCTTCAGAGATATGTGCTCTATAAACTTGTTTAACAGAAAGAGAGGAGCCATCCATAAGTTTGAGTTGGGATAAACCCATCTCAGATAACATAGTTGGAATTGTGTCTCCTGCTACTTTCTTAATTTCTTGTTTTAAATTTTTTTCTTTTTCTTCATTAGTTTTTAATTGATCTTTCAAGTCTCGTAATTTTTTAACTTGATCAGCTAATGAATCAATATTCTCGGTACGATCGATAACATCTGTTTGATCTTTTTCAAAATCTATATTATTCATTCTCTATTTCTCCTCTTTCATATAAGTTTATTTCTATAGGATAATATTTTCTTTCTTGTTTATCCCATTTAAGTAGTTTGTATCTACCATTTGTTATATCAGAAACTATAGAACATGCAACTCCAATAATTGCAGGATCTCCCGTCAGCAATAGGAAATCTTTTTTAGTATAATTTTTTAGAAGACTTCTTAATTTAAAAATTAAGGGTCCGGGTGAAAAAATTATTTGTGACAGTTCAGGTAAAAGAAATTTTAATTCACCATATTGTGAAGCTCCTATAATATTTATTTTAGGTCGACCTTCACTGGTGCCTGGTATTTCTTGTATAACGTAAACGGTTGCTTTCTTTTCTTCGTAAGATATAGTTTCTTCTTTCATACTTGACTTATATAATGGATCCTATATATTAAGTCAATAGAAAGATGAATTATAAATTTAAGACACCGCCTTATAAGCATCAATTGACTGCTTTAGAGAAGTCATGGAATGGGGAAACCTTTGCCTACTTCATGGAAATGGGTACTGGTAAAACCAAAGTGCTTATAGATAACATGGCCATGCTTTATGATAAAGGAAAAATTAATGGAGCATTAATTATAGCACCTAAAGGTGTCATAGGAACATGGTATAATCAAGAGATTCCTACTCATTTACCAGATCACATTGAAAAAGTGTCTGTTTTGTGGCAATCCAATATTACAAAAGG